ATGAGTATGTGCTAGGGTTATTGATTGATCAATGCGATGAGTCTGATCGAAGGCTTATATGGGCAGTAGCGCATAGTGGTGCTTTTCGAGAGCGTGGACCTAAATGGACAAAGTTGGCAAAGGCTTATCATCAGGATCGAAGAACAGTTAAGAATAATTATAAGGCTGCATTAATACGATTACATTATAAGTGTACTACTAAAAATCCATGTATTGTCTTTTGAAGACATGAATATTATTAAAAAGAATAAAATGTTGTTGACTTAATGAACTGAACTATTATTTTTATTCTTATAATAGGGAGCTTTGCCTGTTTTTGTTTTGATCTCCCTACTATTCATCGTGAATACTCAATAGTACCCGGTAATTAGTCACCTCTAGTTGCCGGGTTTTAAATTAAACATGAGCGAATATCAGAAATATCACAGCAGTACCAAAATGAAACAGGAACGAGCTTTACGTAATAAGAACAGGCGTGAAGCAATAAGGTCCGGGCGAGTTCAAAAAGGTGACGGTAAAGAGATTGATCATAAGGATGGTAATCCAAGGAATAATGGTAAAAAGAATCTATCGATTATCTCAAGAGCAGCGAATAGAAAGAAACAGTAATGGGTGCTAAAGGACAATCACTGGTTACAAAGGATATGATGGTTGAGGTTTGCCAACGATTAGCGGATGGTGAGAGCTTGACGAATATGTGTAAGATCTCTAGGCACTTGCCGGATAGGCAGACGATCTATCGGTATGTACAGGCTAATGATGAAGCGTATGAAGCTTATTCAAAGGCCAGGGCTATCCAAGGTGAACACATTGCAGATCAGATGAGGGATCTGATTAATGAGCCATTACCTGATGATCCTAAGAAGGCTATGGCTGAAGCGACATGGCGTAGGATTAAGCTGGATAATCTGGATAAGCTGAAGAGACAATTGCAACCGTTGGGTGGTGTAAGGAATAATCCAAATGATAGTAAGGCTACGAGTGGTAGTATTACTTTGACATGGGATGGGAATGGGTAGTGTTCTTTATCTTATGTAGGCTTTGACCCCGATCACGCACGACCCAAGCCATTTGATTTTTAAAAATAATGTAAGGATAATGTCAACGTAATGTCAGTATTAAAGTTCATATCCTTATTTTATTAATGATTGGTCGTAGGGTTGTAACCTATGACCATTAATATTTTAGACCAGGGCTGACCCTACCCTCCCAAAACCGGGCGCACCTTCTATATTGTTTATATCCTTTCCTAAGGTTCCATCAACCACACATATCCAGCCATGCTAACCAAAAAACAACAATCACTTTTATCAAAACACAGCGATCACCACAGCAAAAAGCATATGGATGAAATGAAGAAAGCTATGACAAAGAAAAACCCATTAACATTTTCACAGGCTCATAAGATTGCCATGAAGAAGGTTGGCAAATGAGTAGTCCGGCATGGACCAGAAAAGCTGGTAAATCCCCTACTGGTGGATTGAACCAGAGAGGTAGGGATAGTTATAAGGGTGGTACGTTAAAAGCCCCTGTAAGTTCTGGAGATAATCCCAGAAGAGCATCTTTTTTAGCGAGGATGGGCGGAACAAAAGGTCCAGAGTATAAAGATGGGAAACCTACGAGATTATTACTTTCCCTTAGAAAGTGGGGAGCGAGTAGTAAGGCGGATGCCAGAAAGAAGGCAGCCAATATTTCAAAACGAAACAAAGAGAAAGGATAGGATATGCCAGGGAAGAAAAAAGGTAAGGGCGGTAAGAGGTACTAATGATGACCCCTAAGAAAAAGAAGTTAGCGGCTATGTATGGTGATCCCAATAAGATTACGAGGGGTGATGTGATTACGGCTGCAAAGAAAAATGCAGATAAAAAGCCTAAGAAGAAAAAATCGATGATGGGTGCAGCATGAGTTTATATGAGAACATCAACAAGAGAAAGAAGGCTGGTACATCTAGGCCTAAGAGTAAATCGACTATTTCAGATAAGGCCTATGCTAATATGAAGGCTGGTTTTCCCAATAGTGAGAAAAACAAGAAGAAGCGTAAGTCTATGATGAGCAGTTAATGGATGCTATTACACGCCATCATTATACAAACATAGCAAATGGTAATAGTGTACCCAATGAAGATGGTTCTTTATCTACGGTGAGAAATATTACTATTGAGCGAGATGGGTTGCATTATGTTTTACCTACGATATGGGATGGCCGTGAAGTTGATACACGGACAGCTATACGCAATTCTACAAAGATAGATGTTGAATGGCCTGTTTTTAATTCTGAAGAAGAAGCCAATGCTTGGTATGCTAATGTAAAGAAGACTTGGGAGCCTATTGGTAATGACCCGGTAAAAGCCAGATCGATATTGGACCAGGCTGATCGAAGAAGTTTAATAGGGATGTTTGAGTAATGCAGATTAAAATTCCCTATAATCCTCGTTCATTGCAAAGGGAGTTGCATCAGAAGCTTCATAAGAAGAGATGGGGCGTTGTGGTTTGTCATCGAAGATGGGGCAAGACCGTGATGGCCATCAATCATTTATTGAGGGATGCGATATTGAATGACAAGCCTAATCCAAGGTTTGCGTATATAGCGCCGACTTATCGACAGGCCAAAGCGGTGGCTTGGGATTATTTAAAGCAGTTTAGTTCAGCCATACCGATGGTTCGTTTTAATGAAACGGAATTACGGTGTGATTTACCTAATGGTGCGAGAATACAGCTCTTGGGTTCGGAAAGTCCGGATAGTTTAAGGGGATTGTATTTAGATGGTTGTATTCTGGATGAGTATAGCCAGATTTTACCTTCCATGTTTCCGGAAGTGATACGCCCGGCATTAAGTGACCGTAAGGGTTATGCGATATTTATGGGTACGCCACAGGGGATGAATAATTTTTATGAGGTGTATGAAGCAGCCAAGACCGATAAGGACTGGGTCACGGCGGTTTATAAGGCAAGTGAAACAGGTATTCTGGATGAGGAAGAGCTGGATAGTGCCAGAAAGTCCATGTCTGAAGATCAGTTTAACCAGGAATATGAATGTTCATGGGTTGCGAATGTTCCCGGTGCTATCTTTGCCAAGGAAATTGAAAAGGCAGCGAATGCCAATCGGATTACCAATGTTCCTTATGATGCGGGGCATAAGGTAGATACATGGTGGGATTTAGGTGTGAATGACTCTACGGCAATCTGGTTTACCCAGAATGTAGGCCGTGCGGTTCATGTAATTGATTATTATGAAAATCGTGGTGAGGGATTGAATTTCTATGCTAGAATCTTACAGGAAAGAGGATACTTGTACGGTACACACAATGCTCCCCATGACATCGAAGTACGAGAGCTGGGTTCTGGTAAGTCCAGAAGGGAAGCGGCCTATGACCTGGGCATTAATTTTCGAGTCGTGCCGAAACTGCCCATTGAGGACGGCATCCACGCAGCCAAGATGATTATTGGTAAGTGCTGGTTTGACAAGGACCAGACGAAGGTGGGTATGGAAGCCTTAAGGCATTACCATAGGGCTTATAATGAGAGAATGCGAACTTTTCGATCCACGCCGGTGCATAATTGGGCATCTCATGGTTCAGATGCATGGCGAACCTTTGGTGTGGGGCATCGTGAGAATTTAAATACGGTGCGCCCCCCACAGCGACAGGCGGAGATGGTGTATAATCCATTTGAAGCTAGACTATGATGAAATATGAAAATGCCACCATTGAGGATATCAAGCAGCTTTTACCTTTATGCAGAAGGTTTCAACTGGAAAGCTGGCAGAATTTTGCTGATTTTGATTATGATTTAATGGACGATTGGCTAGCGGAGCGTATTGCGGATCATCAATCGTATGTAGGCATAGCGAGAAACAATGGGTTTATGGAACAGAAAGACGCTGTATCGAGGGATATAGCGGGTTGTTTGATTGGAATGGCATTTACGTTTCCTTATTCAAGGACTTTGGTAGCCGGTGATTATCTCTGGTATGTACATCCAAAGTTTAGGGGCGGTATGACTGGTGTACGATTATTAAAGAATTTTGAGATTTGGGCAAAAGACAAGGGTGCGGTTCGTCTGATTGGCGGCGCAACGAGTGGCATTGCTTCCAAGAGAACGGCGGATTTAATGCAGCATATTGGTTTTAAGGCGTTTGGCGCATTAGCAGAAAAGGAATTACGATAATGGGCGGATTTTGCAGTGGTAATCCTAGGGATCAAAGAACTGATAACAGAACGAGCCGGCAAAGGGCAGCTGATAATGCTTATGCAACAGAATTAGCAAGAGCAACCAAGGATGACCCAAATAGAAATGTAACAGGTTTTGCTGATCCTTTAAAGGTTCTAACAGGTAGTTCTTTACCAGATGCTGGTTTTGACGAAAAATTAAGAGATGCTTATAACGAGCGACAAAGGGCTAATGTTGCAGCAAGAAATATGCGACCAGACGGCACTCAAAAGGATGATGACAGACCAAAGAAAGCAGAAACACCGGCAGCCGTAGCACCTGTTGTAGAAGAAGAAGAAGAAACAACGACAACGCCACCGGACACACCAGCGGCCCCTGCTTATACACCGCCTAATTATAACAATCCTGTTAGAACAGAATCTGTACAAGAGGTATTAGCTGATCAGGAACGAGGTCCAAAAAGCGGTACGATTGAAACATCAGCACAGGGAATTTCAAAAGACGATACGTCTGGATTACGGCCAAAAAGAAAATTAAAGCCAAGAGGTCTGTTAAACCCAGAAACACCGACTAGAAATCAATCTTTACTAGCAGCAGCGTAATGGTCGGTAAGAAAAAAAAGAATATGGCCGGGGTGATGGGGGCCTTATCGTCCCAGCCATTGCAGGGCATGAGTTTAAGCATGAATGTAGACCCACTAGAGCGGATGCAGCAGAAATCGGCTGGACGTTCACAAGGTCGATCCCTTGCTGGCATTAAGAAAAAAGAAAAGAAATCCATATTGGGAATGGTATAAATGGCAGAAGCAAACAAAATGGTTGTGGCTTTAGATCGCAGATATCAGAAACTGCACGGTCAGAGAAGCCAATGGGAAAAGCATTGGCAAGATATTGCCGATTATATGCTTCCTAGAAAAGCCGATATTACCAAGAAAAGAACACAGGGCGATAAAAGAACTGAATTAATCTATGATAGTACAGCGATTCATGCAGTTGAATTATTGGCTAGTAGTTTACATGGTATGCTGACTTCACCAAGCAGTCCCTGGTTTTCCATGCGGTACAGGGATTTGGGATTAGCAGAAGATGATCAGGCCAATGAATGGCTTGAAAGTTGTGTCAAGCTAATGTTTAAGGAATTTCAGCGTTCTAATTTTCAACAGGAAATCCATGAATTATATTATGATCTGGTGACGTTTGGAACGGCGTGTTTGTTTATTGAGTTTGACGAGTTAGGATTACGTTTTTCTGCCAGGCATATTGCTGAAATCTGCATTAGTGAAGATATGAATGACCGTGTGGATACGGTCTATCGAAAGTTTCAATTAAACGCTCGGCAGATAGCACAGCGTTTTGGCAAGGATAATTTACCGGAGAAAATACAGAAAAGCCTAGATAAAGACCCTTATGAGGACCACGATATCGTTCATGTGATTTATCCAAGGGAAGATAAACTTGGGTCCAGTGATTTAAGAAAACCGGTAGGTTCTATTTATTACCATCCCGAAAGCAAACAGTTATTAGGGGAAGGCGGCTTTGATGAAATGCCGTTTTGTGTACCACGATTTAATAAAGACAGCGTGTCGATCTATGGGCGTTCACCAGCCATGTCCTGTTTACCAGATGTTAAAATGGTGAATAAAATGTCCGAAGTGAGTATTCGGGCGGCTCAAAAGCAAATAGATCCACCACTAATGGTCCCAGACGATGGTTTTCTTCTCCCTGTGCGTACAACACCCGGCGCACTGAATTTTTATCGTACTGGGACCAGGGATCGTATGGAACCCTTGCAGGCGGGAGTACACCT